ATATTGTACCAGTCTGCCTGATGAGCACGCCGGATATGGTATGCAATGGGCACACCTGCATCTGTAATTTCCACCCCGTTCCGCATGTTCTTGAGGTCATACTGGTTTTGCGGGTTGCTCAGCCTATCCGGGTCAATGATCTGCAGGGCCGTGGCATACCGTGCACGACCAAGACCGATATTCTCCTCAAGCCAGGGCAGATAAGCCAGAGCATCACCGTCGACGACCAGATGCCTGAACCCGAGATGCATCTGCTGGGCAAAGGTCAGCATCCTTTCCGCGTCATTATAACGACCTGGGTCATCCGCCCATGCGCGCCAGTAGCTGTCCACCGCACGGGCAAACTCATGTGCCCATTGGGCGTCAAATGCTGAATTGCCGCTCAAATGCGCCAGATAACGATAGTCGGGTTTGCTGACAGGCCTGAGCATAACGCCCACAGCATTGTCCAGCACACGTGTAACCGCACCGGATGCCCAGCCATCATTACGGACAAGATCTCGAACTCGGCTGACAATACGGTTGCGATATGGGCTGCGTTCCGTATCCGCAGAAAATAAGGGCGGCATCCACCCCTGCATGCGCTGACCATAAATATCCGCCGCGTCATAGGCCTGGCCGGGCCAGCCTGTGAGGGCACGGGGCTCGCGCCGCTCCTGAAGCGGAGACGCCGTTGGAGGCATGGAACCACCCAACATACGAACCAATGACTGTCGAACCCCCATCAGAACACAGGCCTTAAGGCTCTGCGGCGCGTGCCCGCCATACCCAGCTGACGCTGTAAAGTACGGATCATGGCGGACAGGTCCCCCACATTTGCCTGACGATAGGTAACAGCTTTATTGCCATCGCCCTGAGCGTATGAAACTGACGCTACACTTTGCCCGGACTGGAGAGCGATAAGTGCCATTTGGCAACTTGTCAGAGCTGCCTGCAACTGAGGCCGTGTCAGGCCAGCCAGAAGGCTGCTGGAAGGGTCAAAATGCGCTTGCGGCAGACCAAAGCCTGATGGTCCATAAATGCTCATCTGATGTCCTCATGGAAGCCGCGAGACAAGCCGGGCAATCCGTGTTTGTTGAGCAGGAACAGAAACGCCCTGACTGCCCTCTTGAGGTTCTGTCTTTGCAGTTTCACGCAGTGGGTCCATCTCTTCCTCAAGAGGTTCTGGAGGAGGAGGATGCACAGTCGTTTCTGCTTCTATTTTGCTGGCCAACTTGTTCAGGGAAAGCCCCATGTAAATCAGCCCACATAATGCGGCGTAGCTATAGACAGCGAGGTCAAGTGCTTCATTCCGCCGCCCTGGCAATGCTTCCCAGACCCTGACGATCATGCCCTTGATGCTACGCCTGACTGAGCGCTCAGCCAGGAGTTGAGCGAAGTAGTTGACATCCCGATCTTGCGGGAAGTGCATATAGCCAGGTGCAGGCTGATCAGGTTCTGGAGGAGGCAGGTGCAGGCGGCTACGGATAACGTCCTTGGCCGCATTGACCCCGATAATAACCGGCCTGAAACTGGCCTTGTTGCGTACGCTGGGCTTTTTGGTAGGCCAGACAGGAGAACGGGCACCTCCCCGGGCCGATTCACCTTTGATCGCCCATATCCGTCGGCCTAGCCGTGCGCGGCAGAACTCATAAACCCGCTGGGTATGGTGCCCGCCTGAATCAATGCAGGCTGCCCTGATAGTATAGGGGCGACCGTCTGCTCTGTACCATATCCGCTTGAGAACAGCGTCCACCCTATCCCATGTCGCGGGTAAGTCAGGATCTCCATCAATAATGATGAGAGCTATGGACCAGCGTTCTTCATTGCGGCCCCATCCCACAATTTCGATTTCAATGCGGTCATCCTGTGTGTCCGCCCCAGCGGTGAGAAGAACAACACCGTAGGGAACCTCGCCCTCCCATATCTCGACCCGGGCAGCCAGCGAGAGTTCATTGAGAGCACCGTCACCCTTGTCTTCAAATGGCAAGCCAAGCGTGGTGTTGATGAACGTCTGGCGCCGTAGTGGATCCCTATGGACCTCAAGCCATTCTTCAACCAGCTTTGCCCATGTAGCATTCGGTGAAAGAGAATAGCCTGACCAGATATGGAACGAGGCATGGCCATTAAAGGGCTTGCTGGCAATCCACTGCCCTTTGGCAACCATGTCTGCCTTGTCGGCTTCAGTGATAATGCAGCCATTGTGCCGGCAGACATAATACGCCGTTTGCGGCAATGGCTTGCCGTTTTCATCCTTGTCCCACTTGATACCAAAGGCTGTCTCTTTCTCCCCCCATTCGAGGACCTGAACTTCACCACATTGGGGGCAAGGTACGTGGAACTTTCGGCAATCTCCCTCATCATACAGTTTTTCAATGCGGCTCAGGCCCGCAACTGTTGGTGTTGAACCCGCGATAATCTTGCGGTTCCAGAAAGTCTCCGACCGTTTGGAGCCGAGAGATATCTGGTCACCTTCAGCACCAGCCCCGCCTACAGGATAGCCGTCCACCTCATCGAAAATCACAACCCGTACTGTGATGCGTCGAAAGCCGCCAGGACTATTGGCTCCGACCAACTTCAGGGATGCACCATTGCGCATCGTCTTACTGAGGAGGGTATTATCGCCACTCTTGGCCTTTGGGTCCGGCGCTATGGCAGCGAGAACCGGTGTGTCGCGCAGCATGGGAGCGATTTCGGTCTTGCTGTAATCCTCCGCATCGCTCTCACGTGGCTGCACAACCAGAACGGGTGAGGGATCTCGCTCAAGATAATAACCAATCGCGTGATCGATAATCTTGGTATAGCCCACGCGAGCAGACTTCATGACCGAGACTTTCTCGACCACTGGGTCAGTAATCGCATCCATGATTCCTGGCTGGTAGGCGTAGGCCTCAAACCGGCCTGTCTGCGCACTCGTCTCCTTGGAAAGGACTGCGTATTCTGCCGCCCATATGGAAAGCGTTATCTTCGGTGGCGGTTTAAGGTTTTCCTGCCTTGCCTGTGCAAGTCTGGAAAGAAAAAACTCAAGGCCGCTCGGATAGGCTGTTTGTGCCGTCTGGTCCATCCAGTGTTAGGGCTTCCAGAACACGGTTAATAAGAGTTTCCAGCCGCTCTCGGACTTCTGCTGGCGTTTTGCACCGAGCGAGTGCCGGTGCATGCTCTGCTGGGATAGCCAGCAGACTGGTGCGGACCCGGGCATATTCTGCACCCACGGCACGAGCGATGAGTTCGACCTCAACAACCCTGCCAGCCTTCTGGTCATATTCGAGCTTTGCCGTCTGGGCCTTGTAGACCTCACGGACACGCGTCGCCTCAGCCCGCGACATCATACCAGCGGAGAGAAAGGGCACCGTATCCGGCTGGCAGGCGGTTACATCATCCCCTGCAACCGGTTGCACCTCAGGTTGCAGGTCCGGTTGCACCTCTATTCTGAGGCGCAACCACTCATCAAACGATGCAACATTTACTTGCCCGTTTCGAGAAATAATCTTGCCAGTGTCAATGGCTTTTTTAATTGCGGGTCGTGAAACGCCAGCGCGACGGGCGGCTTCGCTCTGGCTAATTGTCGTCACGTTCTCACCTGCACCTGCAACCTGATTTTTTGGCTCTAGCTAGGGATCAAACGGGCTGGCGCAATCCCCGCGTTAAAAATCGGCTAGGAAGGACCCAAAATACCCCCCCCCTCCCACTCGGGGGGAGAAGGCTCACCGCGCCGTTCTGATAGCCTTTTGGATGGCAGCAGACATGGCTGCTGATGATTGTTCCGAGACAACGCGCTTGCCCCGTTCAACAAAGCGTAGATGCTTGTTGACCTCTGTGTTCGGCCTCCAAACATAAAGCAGAGTTAAACCAGTCTTCTTCGTTCCCAGTTTGTTTAATTTTCCTCTTGTGCCTCGCCTGCCATCACGACGCACCCCACGGCTAGGCCTCTGCCATATCCCTGTAATACCTTTGACCGTGCCTTTAAAAACGTCTGGTCGGTTTAGTATCCGTTCCAACATCCCTCGTGGGATCTGACCAAACCGATCTGTTGGCCCATCGACCGGCACAAGAAGGTTTCCCAACTTCCAGCTGGAGCTATGCTGCCCACCGTCCTCGTATGGTTCGATGTATTTTTGCTGCGCAGGTCTGATTGAAACCACTGCTGTCAGATCAGACTTACTCGCCTTCTTCTCAACCTGTGTGGCGCGCTGGGTGAAGGGCCGGGGGTTTTTGAAAATATCTGACATGGCCGAATTCTCTTTGCGCATGACCTGAAAGGCGAGGTCATTCAACGCAACAGAGACGGCAAATGGGATCTGTTTGGCCATGTCTGAAAGCTGCCGTTGAGCAGCCTTCACATCGACCTTGATGCGAAAGTCAGCCACAGGCCCTGTTCGCCCGCTCTATGCACTCATCAGCCCGGTCTGCAGCCCATACACGGATACCAGGACGCCGGTCATTCTGGCTCATGTAAGCATAGTGCTGGGCCGCCCGGATCCATACGGCATGGTCCGATGTCTGCTTGCTTCCATGGAACGGGTGATTGCGCTTCGGGCGTCTGTTGGAATGACTGTTTCCTTGCTGCTTCATTTCTTCCTCTCAACAGACCGACCGGCCTTGATAATCAGTTCATGCAAACGACGAATTTCCACGTGACAGTCCTGCAGAAGCCGCTCTTTGCGCCCCAGTTCCCGCCTAAGCCTGAAGTTGTCCCGACGGCCTGAAAGCAGGTCCGTGAGCCAGCGCCTCATGCCTTGGCCAGATCCAGCGGCACCATGTTCCATGCCTGATCCGGCGTTTCCCGCGTATGCAACCTGAGGTAGGATTTGGTGCAGTCAGAGCGGATACTATTGGCAATCGCTTCCATGGCCTCTTTCCACTCAGGATCCGGCACATCAAGCCTGCGCAGACCAAGGATTTTGCTGGTCTGCATCTTCCCTTCCTTGCCCACGTCAAATGCATCCATGACGACAACCCGGAGACTGGCATTTGCCCCCTCGGTCCAGCGTTCAAAGAGCTGATCCAGCAGTGTCTTGGCGACGTGGATTTCCGGACCGAACGTAATGCTCTCGCCCATGGCAACAGTCACACGCAAACGGCCGTCATAGGTGCTGAGCGTGATGTTGCCCTTCTGGCCGCCCATGCTGACCCCATACTTTTCATGCAGGAGGGATTGCAGGGCAGCCACATCAGCAAACCCGGCGCGCTTGAAGGCGGCAAGCTGCTCCGCAAGCTGCGCGGCCGCTTCATGCAGGCGGCGCACAAGCTCATCTTCCAGAAGATGTTCAGGCTTGACGGCCTCAAGCGGCACCAGTCGCCCCTTGGTATCCTTCATGTAGCCTTCGGGCACGGTATCGGGAACAGTCGTCATGGTGATCAATCCAAATAGTTTGCGGAGCCATCCCCTTCTCGGACGTGGCTGTATCTTGTCGTCGTGGCGAGCGATGCGTGCCCCAGCGTGGCTTGCACCACATGCACGGGGGCATTGTTATCGAGCGCGTGCGATGCATGGGCGTGCCGGAGCCAGTGAGCCGAAACAGCCCCAGATAATCCGGCGCGCCGCGCCGCCCGCTTGACGATGCGGTGGGCCGCATCATGCGAAAGCGGGCGGCCATCGTAGCCGGGGACAACGGGCGCATCCGGCCCGCTATCAACCCGCAGCGCCACGAGCTGCTTGTAAAGCTTTGCAGGAACCTGAACGGCCCGAGTCTTGTTGCCCTTGCCGAACACAGAGGCCACGCCACCCTGCTGGCGGCGCGTAACATCCCGCCACCGCAGCGCGCAGGCCTCTGAGATGCGGAGCCCCATGCGATAGAGCACATCCAGCAGCGCCCGCTTGCGCGGTTCCATCTCGGCCTCGATCATGGCCAGAACCTGCTCGCGTGTGAGAATGCGCTCATTCAACGTGTCGCGCCCGCGCTCCAGCCGGAACGCTGCCCCGGCATTGTGCGTGAGAACGCCCGTCCCCGCCGCGTAAGCCAGCAGGGATTTTGCAGCGGACAACTTGCGCCGCCGTGTGGCATCGGACGCATCGCCCATGCTGTCGTACCATGCTTGCAGGTCCGCCAGAACAATCTCGGCCAGAGGCTTACCTGCATGCGCCAGCAGCTCGCGGGCATCACGCTCATAAGCCCGCCGGGTGTTCTCCCCACGGTTGTGGAGCCACGTTCTCAGCACGAGATTATCAGCAGAAACTGAGGCCGCTTTTGCAGCCCCCGGCGCGGGCGATCTTGCACGATCTCCGCTAACCATATGATTTTCCTACATTAGTGGTCTATTTCGACCCCTCAAAATCCGCGTGATAACTGCACTTATCTTGCGGGTTTATGGGGGTGTCTGCGGGTTATCTTGCGGGTGCCGCACTGGCGGGTGCCAGATAACTCCGGGTTATCATTGCGGATTATTCGGACGGCACGCCGCCGATTTTCCGACCACAACTCCCCCATCGGGGAGCGCGCCAAGTGGACCGAAACGCACCAGCGGGAAGCTGCTCACTGGCCTGGCATTCCATCTCACGCCGTGCGGCACATTCCACACGCTGCAAAATGCCTTCCCCAACGCAAAGCAACCCGTCAGCCATAGGCCGTAGGTCCACAACGCGGCAGCGGAGTAAATCAGCTGCCCGTACGATCGTATTGCGTAAAAGAAGGGGCGTCTCGCTGAGATCAATATCGGAGCGATGCCGGGCTGTGCGTGGAAGGTACAGCTTTGCCGCAAGGCAAACCGCGCCATCCAGCGCCAGTATCAGAACAGGCTTTTTCCCATACAGTGCAATTTGGCCACGGCAGAAACTCTGCCCTTTGCCCATGCAACCGCCATTTTTAGTTTTGGAAACAAAAAAGCCGTGAACCCTGATGGGCACACGGCTTCGAAGATTTTGACAGAAAAACCGATTAAATGGTTAACTGTCAAGATATAAATGATATTAAGGTGTAACAATGTCTGCATTGCCATACAGAGAAATTACAACAAAATCAGTTGACGAATTTTTTGAAGAACTAAACCCGTTGAAACGTGGAACCGCATTAAAACCTAGTCTAATATATAGGGGTCAAGAAAACTCTGAATGGCCATTAACCGCAAGTGTATTTAGAATATTCTCAGAAAGAAAAATAAAACTAAATATTTATGATAAAATTAACTTTGAGATGGCATCTCTATTTCACTTTGCGGAGTCATTGGGTGGAATTAATTTATTTGATCAGAGATGCCAAAATGTTACCACTTGGCTAAAATCAAACATCGAAAAAAATAATGTTGATTGCTTGGATGATTGGCCTGCTAAGGATGCATTAGAATTAATGGCTTTGGCACAACACTCTGGAATTCCAACACGACTATTGGATTGGACTTATAACCCATATATAGCCGCGCACTTTGCAGCTCACTCATCTATATTAAGTAAAAAAAGATCAGATAAATTGGCAGTTTGGTGTTATGATAATAGTTATACGATAGATGCTAGAAAAGAAATACAACCCGGCGACTTTGCAACCAATGTATATAGATTGGAACCACCTTTCTGGGGCAGCAATCCTAATGCCGTTGCCCAAAGTGGATGTTTTTTGTTTTTAAAAAATATCCATGATGGACGTTCTTTTGATCTTGATTCTCAATTAATAATAAACAATAAAGCAGAAAATAACCATTTTATAAAAATAACAGTGCCATCCTCGGAGTGTGAAAAAATACTTAAATATTGCAAATACTTTGGCGTGACGAGGTCAAATTTATTTAGAACCTATGAAGGGTGTGCAGAAGAAGTAAGGGAATTATTTGATTTTATGTTTTTAAAATTAAGTGGAAACGAAGATTAACCTTCGAATTCTATCTCCACATTTTCCCAGGCATATTTTGGTACAACTCGCACAATTGTTCTAAAAGCATATCGATTGCTCCGGACACCTTAAGCTTATTGCAGCCTTTCAAGTCTGCAATAGCCTGAACACTCATTCCGTCCACCATCATCTGGCGCAGGAAGGTTTCCCCCACCTGCCCCAGTGCTTTGCGCACATACTCACACCGGGTCACGGCCGCGGCGCGGGATAGCATGATGGTATGGAGGTCTGGCACGCCGCCTTTGCGGCCTGCCTCCGGGTCTCTGGCGCCAAGCACACCTGTCTCATAATCCCGCGCCCAGTGTTCCGCTGCGGCGACGTGGGCATCGGTAATGGTGCCAGCGCGACGCAAGGCATACAGCGCCCCGGATGACCGCAGGCGCTTTTCGGGCGGCAGGTTCTGGTGTTCCTGAACGTAAACTTCCGTTACGTCGCCTTTGGCAATGCGTTCCGGTGTGGCGTTGACTGTTTTGTGCACGTTGCTGCCCCGTGTGGTTTGGTGTACCTTCCTTGGGCGTCACGAGGTTTCTCATACGCATACAAACGGCGGCGCAGGGTGCAGGCTTCCAATTCCGCCTCTGCCCGCCGTTTTTGTTCCTGAGCAAGTGTGGCCCGCAATTCATCAAATGCCGTTATCGGATTGGGCTTGCCTTCAGCACGCAACCTCAGGTTTCGCAGAAGTGTGCTCAGGCTCATAGCTTATGTGCCTCTTCGTATCCTGAGCGCACACATTGGAATCCGTCCCAATTTTGTGCCCAGCCTAATTCATATGTCAGTCGGTGCCCCTCTGACTGGCAGATGGCTGATGTTGCCATCGGAACCATATCGCTCCGGAAACCATGGGAGGTGTAGGCCCAAATAATCAAAAACCATGGGGCAATTGCGCTAGTCATGATGACTCCTTTACGTCAGCAATCCATCCGACCGCTGATCTCATGCCGCCACCGCCTCTGTTCTGCTGAAAAACTGCCGATAGGCGGCCCGGTCATACGGCACGTCCGGCAGGCCATGCTCGTGCGCAAGATCGGGCCACTGGCGGTTAACCGCGCCAAAGTCCCGGCAGTCATCAAAGGCTTTTTTCCAGACCTGCGTAGCCCGGCCCCATGCGTCCTCAAACTGGCGCATATCCTCAGTTTTGTGCGCTTCTGATGGCTGGGCTGCTGGCATGGCTTCCATAACCTGCTGCGCTTCAATCCCGCGCAATACTGCCGCTTCAAATACCTTCAGGCGGCGCGGTTCCTCACCATTGTTGCGTATGGCGGCCTGCTGCTCCTGAATGGCAGAGATTATGGTTTCTTCTGTCGCCCCCAGCCCCATCCATTTGCGGGCGAGGGAAATGCCAAAACCTATCTGCTCTTCCATACCGGCGACGGAAACCATCCGGGCCGCTACCCGGCGCACCAGAGCATCGGCCGGTTCGGTTTTGGGTTTTTCGGTTTCGCCAGAATTAGAATCAGAAGAAATATTATTACTCTCTAATTCTAGATCTATGGAAACCGAAGAAACCGAATTTTCCATAACCGAAAACCGATTGGGTTTTTTGTTTGGGTTTTGGGTTTCGGTTTTTCCACCGGCAACGGTTGCTACCAAAGGCATATGCCGTTGGGCCTGCTGCTGTTCCACTTCCCGCGCACGGCGCGCCCGGGCCTGCTCCGCACTCTCGCCTTTGCGTGGGCGGCCACCTGCCCCACCATTCTGGCGAGCGGTCACCACTTTGCGGCTCATGCCTTCGGGCACATCCCCGCTTTCCTGCAACTGCTCCCACTGTGCATCGGCCAGTGCCTTACGGGCCTCGCGCTCTTCCTTGCGTAGCAGTTTGGCATAAAGGTGGGGGCTGAAGAGCGCACCCTCATCATCCCGCGCCATAAAGCCGGACTGGAGGATGGTGGGCAGCGCGCGGGCCAGCACATCTTGCTCCAGCCATGCCTGTGTTGCCACCTGCCCGTCTGTTAGCACCAGTTGCCCGGCACGGAACACGGTTGAGCGCAACTCCCGCAACGCATCATGCAGGTTGGTTACAACCCCACGTAGTTCTGCTGGCATGGAGCGAAGCATTTTGAACGGGGTAACTGCTGAGGGATCAAACTCAGCAAGAACAGGCCGCATCATCCAGCCTCCTTACCAGCCACAATGCGTGGGCGGTCTTCATCCTGTACCTTGTGAACAAAGGCCAGAGCGCGGTCCAGCAGCTGCTTGGCATGCATCATTTTGGGGGCAATTTCCTGCGCCTCCTGCCGGTCCACAATACCGTCTTCCAGAATACGCATGGCCGTGGCCATGATGTCGCCCGAGGCAATAGCGTATTCGCTCATGTCCTGCCCAAAGTCACCGGGACCGACATGCAACGGAATGGCGGCATAACCCAACGCCTGCGCCATGGCATGCAACAAAAACGGGTGCTCCGCGCAGTGGTCCAAGTCTAGCGCCACATCCAGCGGAATAACTGCATCCCGTGCGCGGTTGGAGTAATCGGAAAACTGTGTGCGCCCTACCCTGCCAATACAGGCAGCGGCATCGATGCCGCCCACATGGGCAATGGCCTGTTTGGTGGCAGTTTTGATGGCGGGAACACACGCAGCGGAAAACGGCTGTTTCATGCCTTTTCTCCCGCTTTACTAGTCTCGGAGGCATGGCGACTGGCGGCCTTGTCCGCTACCAGTTTCACTATGGCAGTCACTACAATCACCATGAAGAAAGCCGCCAGTCTGGTAATTGACCACATCCAGGAAGACGCCGAACCACATGTTTGTGGCGAGACGGGCGGTTCGTATGGACAGGCCTCCTCCAGAGTACTAAACCCCTGTTCCACGCAGTATCGCGGCCAGTCCCGCATAGGGTCAGCCGGACTGGGGGCCATACCATCTGATAGGTGGTTATCTACTGGCTTCATGCTAACGTGAGCAACCAAAACCATAAGGAAAGCGTGGTGTAAGGACGGGTCCAGCCTCTCGTAGGACTGGGTTAAACGGTCAACACGCTCAGATGGTGAATTCGCAGCTAGAGCTTGGCGTATTTTATTTTCACAAACTGCCATTTGCTCACGACCATATGCATTGGGGTTATTAAGCATGGGCTAGTTTTCTTTCCACCCGGAGCGTCCACATTGGCCCCGCAGCACTTCAACTCTGCTGGTGGCAGCATTGCCACTGCCACCAGCCTCATCCATGGTTGAGTCGTCCAAACCAACAACCGAGGATGAATTCCTATGGCTAACGATATCCCCACTACCCGTGAGGCCCTGATCTGGCAGATTGCTACCAGTATTGCCCGAAGCGAAGACAAATTCACCGACGGCATTTTCCATCACGGCAGAGGAAGGCTTGCAGACAGGCCTGTCGCAGACAGAGACTACATCCTTAGCGTTATCAAATTGGCGACTACTGCGGTTGATGGGAAATAGCTCTTCCCCATCATCTGATGTCAAAGGGACAACAATTTCCCCTGCAATATATTGGCGGATTGCCTCAGCAGTAACGAGTAACTGCCCTGCTGGGGCACCGACCTTCTGGTACAGTTTAATCGCCAGAGAAACGGCTTCAGCACGATCTTCAAAAGAGCCTTTATCTACCGGCTTCATGCTGCCACTCCCTGCATAGGCGCAACACGGGCCGGTGTATTGCCACACCGGCCCGTACGCCTCACGATGAGGTTGCTAGACCGAACCACCGTGAGAACTCTTGAATGAATTTTCTTCTGAGCGCCGGAGCGTTTGCCGCTCTGGTCTATTGGGGCCTTGGATGGCTCCACCTGGCAGACGGAACCCGTCTGACTATTGCCTTCTGGGCCGGTGTTATCGGCCTGTTGGCCCCAGTAATTACGAGAATACTGACCTTTATCCTCGCGCTTCTGCCCAACCAATCCGGCCAGAACCCAACCAAAACTGCTAAAGCAACTCACCTTCCGCCATTGGGGCGCTTCACTGCGGGAGCATACGATAACGCATTGACCATGGCCCCCGGTGGCAGACGGAACATTTTCTGTCGTCTGGTGATCGCCTATGTCGATGCACAAAGCGAAATCACCACTCGCATTATCGATGTGCAAAGCTACAGCGTTGCAACCACACCAGATGGCGAGATAGTGCCTCTTTACCTTGATGCGTTTTGTGAGCTGCGGCAGGGCAAACGCCAGTTCAGAGCCGACCGCATCATAGAATGCGCCTTGGCCGATTCCGAAGGGGATGGAGACGTTACGGATTTGCTGGGAGTGCTGCAAAAAGCCCCAGATACCGTAACCTTCGACCGAAAAACTACAATCCTCATGCCAGTGACAAAAGATGCGATAACGATCGACTACCAATTCCGGGCACCGACCTTCAAACGTGTGACCATCACACCCGCAGTTGTCGGCTATACTGAACAGAGCATTGGCCAACAGCGGATAACAACTCTGGCTTTCATCGATGCATTTGCAGAAGGCAAAACGACCAGCCAGCGCTTCCGTGCTGATCGAATACAGAATGTCTGGACGGCGGACGACAACAGCCCGATCCAAGACTTGGCCAGTTTTCTGCTGAAGCCTCAAGCCCGGCGCACATCTGTGCCGAATTCCTGATCTTGGGTGTGTCCCTATCAACCGAACCACATTCGGCTGACAGAGATTACCACGGGCAGCATGATTGATCACATGAGAGACCGTCATGCTGCCACTCCATTGTTATTCCCAGCCTCAAACAGCCAGTCGGCAGGTTTAACCTGCCCGCCGGACAACTCCTCAACCTTGAGGACTATGCGAAGAGGGACACTGCGCCGACCACTTGCGTATCCGTGCAAGGTCGTGACGGAGCATCCCAATTCCTTCGCCATGGAAGAAAGGGTAATTTTTTCGCCCCTGAGATACGCTCGTATATCCATGTCGGATTTTTTCGCACTGTGCGAAAATTTAATCAAGCGTAATTTCGCAAAATGGGTCTGAATAAGTTTTGCGCAATGCGCGAAAATAGAACCATGGCTGGCACTCTATTCACCTTGCATATTCATCTTCGCGCATGGCGTAAGCATCGCGGGTTGACACTAGAACAAACTGCGAACATGATCGGATCAAAGCCCAATACTATTTCGGGCTGGGAGACGGGTGGCCGTAAGGTGGATTTAGACGATCTTAAAAAATTGGCTGATGCCTACGGCGTAGACCCTGCTGCACTCTTATTCGCACCTCCCGGTGGCCCAAAATTTGAAGCCATGAAGGAAGCCAGCAATCTAATCGAAGATATGTCCCCAGAACATGCCAAAGCTTGGCTTGAGTTGGGAAAAGCTATTGTTTCCAAAAAACCGGCCACATAATTATTTCGCATAGCGCGAAAAATTATTTGACAGAATATTTCGCATAGTGCGAATAATCCTCCATCACAACCCGTGATGGAGAAACCCTATGGTTCGTGCCCCAGCACCCCCCCGGCCTGACCAGTTAAGGCTGGCACAAACGACAGGCCCCGGAGCCCGCCCTCGTAAGAGGGATGCGCAGAACCCTCGTAATGATGCAATAATCTGCAACGTATCGGTCTCTAGCGATGGTAATTGCATCATTGCTGTTGATAGCGCCGGAACCATTTATGAAGGCCAAAGAGGCAGCGGTTGCTTCTACTGGCATAAAATTCCTGTGCCCACAGATTGCCCTGAAATGGGTGTGCCATGACCAGCACCGCCCCCACACAGCCCCTGCGCCTGTCCTATGAGGACAACGAGCGCGTCCGGCGCATCTGCATCCGCGTTGCCAACCATTCACGCGGTGGGCAGGACCGGAATATCCGCAATCGCATTTTCGACGTAACGGGAACCCTGCTGCGGGAGTGCCACCTGCGCGCCCGCCCCCTCAATCTGGACGCCATGGAGCGCGCCAACATTGAGCAGGTTCTGTCCGATCTCTCCCTACTCCGCAAAAACCTGAACGTAGGCACCGGCTACTTCCCGCCGACCATTCGCCTACGCTTCCAACAGAATGATAGGGCGGTAGCATGAACGCCATTCCGTGCCCTGCGCACCTGTCCGGCGCAAGCCGCACCATAGCCACGCAACGCCGTGTTGGCATTTTGCGGGCCATGGCAGACACCTTCTTCGTCAAAGCTGACGAAATGGAGCGTTTCCGCCGCGCCTGCGCCGCAAGCAATAATCTGGACGGCGCTGCCGCATGGCAACGCTTGGCCAACCAGACCCGCACCGAAGCAGAACGCTTTGTGTTCCAAGCCGACAAGATGGAAGGCTTTGTAAGATGAACAGCCAGCACTTTAACACCCACCGGGCCAAGCTGGAGCAGCTGGTCCACACCCACGCCCCCAGCGACCACGTTGCCAGCGCCATGCTGCAACATATCAAGCACATGGCCGCAGCCATGCAGGCGGAGGAAGCCGAGGCCACAATCCGCCTGCACCATTCCCACACTGCGCACCGCACGCCGGCCGCGCGGATCCGCCAGTTCATTCTTGGTGAAGTGAGGGCCGCATAATGAGCAGAAAAGAACGCGCCTTGGCTGAACTGGAAACAATGTATGCCAAAGTTCGCAGCCATATCCAAAACGCAGCCGACAATGCAGATTTCTCATTTATCGGCAGTTTGGTGGTTATTCAGGAAAACGAGGACAGCTTCAAAAACCAAATAGCTGTATTTGGTAATGAGGAATTCCTTATCCCCTGTGCTGCCGTAGCATTTGGCGCTGCCATGAAGCACCATCAGGCTGGCAGAGACCCTCAGCAAATAGCAGGAATGGTCAATACCTGCTTCAACTTGGGTGAAAATACCGAACAAAAGCCATGGGAGCAAACACCATGCTCAACCATGCGGCATTAAACCATGCGCACCCCGGCTCCGCATCCAGCGTTTCTGCTCTTTCTTCTGGGCACCATTGGCCTTGGCGCCAGCCTTCTTGCCCTGCTGTCAGCCTAATGGCGGGCAACCAGATTGATCTGGAGGACCTGCTCGGCACAAAGCGGAACGCAATGCCCAAACAGGAGCCGCAACGCATCCGGTGGGATAAAGCCCTGGGCAAACGCATCCGGCGCCGCCGTACGCAGCTTGGCCTGAGCATGGAACGCGTAGCCGAGGCCGTGGGCTGCACCTACCAGCAGGTCCAGAAATACGAGCTGGGCCGCAACGCAATCAAAGCCGCACTGGTGCCAGTGCTGGCAGAAACACTGGCCGTGCCAGTCACATGGTTTTTTGAAAGTTCAGATGCATGACGAACTTACTTCAGAAGTCGGTAGGTGTTTTCATACCTTTTCCGCTTTATGACGATTTAGTCAGAAAAATGGATAATGCGCGCGTTAAGGGATGGACCACGCAGCCTATCCCCACACTGGGCAGCACTACAGAGGCGGCACTGCTAACGATTGGTACGGCTGTATTTCCCTCATCAGATGCCGGAATTCAGTTAGCAGCACTAGATACGGAAATAAAACGGCTGAAAACAGCCATCTTACAGGCGCGGAATTATTGCCGGGAAGATCAATGGGGAAGTGCAGTTGATACCCTGGATACTGTGCTTGAAGGGATGGAGGCATGAGCAAAAAAGCCATCATGGAGCGCCTAAAAAAGCTGATGGCGCTGTCCAAATCCTCCAATGTTCATGAAGCTGCCGCCGCAATGGAGCGCGCCACGCAGCTCATGCAGGAGCACCAGATCACCGAGGACGATCTGGTGCTGTCCAATGTGACAGAATGCAACACCAGCTTTGCATGGGGAGCTAAGGTCAACCCTGCTCAGTACCAGACATGGTTGTGGAGCATGATACAGGATGTGTTCGGGGTGGAATGTGTATTTAACACCCATTCCGGGCATGTGACCTTCTATGGCCTTTCTGGTCGGGCAGAAATGGCCGCATATACCTGCGATGTTCTCAGCCGTCAGTTGAGACGTGCCAGGGCAGACTTCCTCAAGTCCCAGAACAAACGCCTCAAACGGCAAACAAAGATCAGCCGTGCCGACAACTTTGCGGAAGGCTGGATCGTGGCCGTGCGAAGTAAAGCGCAAAGCATGGCGGTCTCGCAGAATGAGAGAACCCTGATGCTCACCTACGCCAAGCGCACATGGGAGCAGATAGAAAACTTGAGCGGACGCGCTGCACGAGAAGCGCGTGGGACCAGTGAAGCCTTTGGCTCAGGGTTTAGGGAAGGGAAAAACGCCAATCTGCACAGGCCAATGAGCGCGCAGGAACGACTGGCGATTGAAGGGAGGGCCGCATGATGAATGGTCTCACCAATATCCAAACGCTTGAGCAGTTTCTCACTGCCAAGGAGGTAGCAAGCTGCCTTAAAGTCACGACCCGAACGCTCTATAGGCGAATGGATAGTGGCAATTTCCCAAGGCCGGTTAAATTCAGCGAAAACTGTGTTCGTTGGAGAGAACGAGATATCAGAACTTGGATATCGAGTCTGGAAGACCCGCAGGAAAACAAAGGAGTCGCTTAAGCGATTCGACAACTCCACGATACCATCAATACCCCCACTACCAAAAAAAATTGGGGGTATATTTGGGGGTATTAAATATTTTTCTGATATTTTTTTACATATAAAATAATACTTTAACAAAAATAATCGATAGACGCCCGGACCTCCACTCTCCCTCAAAATGTTAAATGTGTGTTTCCAGCGCAAGTCGTTGCGTCAAAGGGCATATCAGCACTGGCTAATATCTTGGTGCAGATGTGTACTCGGGTGTGGCTGGCTAGTTGCTCCTTGCTATCCGGCTCATGGCTGCTGGAGTTTTCTGTACCGTGCCATAAGGCGGTTACGCCGGAGGCTGGAGAGCTTTTGCAGCCAGAACACGCCATCCAGTTGGTCAATCTCGTGCTGTAAGCAGACACTACGAAGGCCATCTGCCTCCCTCTCCTGCATATGGCCATTCAGGTCTGCATACCGGACCTTCAGCTTTGCCGGGCGCATAACTGTGGCGGATATGCCTGGCATGGAAATGCTGCCTTCTTCATTCAAGGCGGTATCTTCGGACAGCCAGATAATTTCTGGATT